CGAAGGAGGCAAATGCTATCTGAAAGCAATCGACAGTGCTAACGACAACGCAGATGACTTTGGCGTTGAAATTGGAGAAACTGCCGATGAGTTCAGGATTATCATTAAAACTGATAACTTGAAACTAATGCCAATAGATTATGAGGTTACGCTTTGTTCAAAAGGTATCTCACAATTTAAAGGCGAAGGCGTCACGTATTACGTGGCAATTGATTCAAAGTCGACTTATAATAAAAGGTAATGAATATGAATGATGCAATGCAACAAGGCCAACAAGGCCAACAGCAAGAGCAAGAAGCTGTAATTACTCTAGGAGATATCTCTACGATTCTACAGATCATTGACGTGGTCAGTACTCGTGGTGGATTCCAAGGGCAAGAACTAGCTGGTATTGGTATGCTAAGAAATAAACTCGAAGCATTCCTAAGACAGAAAGGTCCTAAGCAAGACGAAAGTGTTGGTGAACAGGACGCAGGTGTTGATACCGGTGCTGAAGGCGAATTGGCTGGTAAGCTTGTAGGTTAAACTACAGCTCATTTCTCGAGAAGTGGGGAAACTGTAACAGGGGACCCCGCGTTTTGACTCGAATTTTTTTATATTATGTATATGGTGAATTATGATTGATGCAAAATCAAACGAAGTCTTATGGGTTGAGAAGTACCGTCCACAAATCGTTGATGATACTATTCTACCAAGCAAGACAAAAGAATCCTTCCGCAAGTTCGTATCAGACGGAAGTGTTCCAAATCTATTATTAACTGGTGGTCCAGGCGTAGGTAAAACTACAATTGCGAAAGCCATGTTAGAAGAACTAGGTTGCGATTATATCGTAAAGAATGGTTCTCTTAATGTTAATATTGATACCCTCCGATACGACATCTCTACTTTCGCTTCCGCTGTTTCTCTCACAGGAACAGGACGTAAGTATGTTATCTTTGACGAAGCAGATTATTTGAACGCCGCAAACGTTCAGCCTGCTCTTCGTAACTTTATTGAAGAATACAGTTCAAACTGTGGCTTTATCTTTACTTGTAATTTCAAGAATCGTATTATTAGTCCATTACGTTCAAGGTTATCTGAAATAGACTTTTCTATTGATACCGCTGACCGTCCACAAATGGCAATGGAATTTTTTAAACGTGTCAAGGCAATACTTGAACAAGAAGAAGTTCAATACGATACTAAGGTTGTTGCTAAAGTAATTGAGAAACACTTTCCAGATTTCCGTAGAGTATTAACTGAACTACAATCGTATGCAGCTTCTGGTAAAATTGATGAAGGTATCTTTGTTAATCTTGCTCAGGAATCTGTTGATGATCTATTTCGTTTACTCAAAGCAAAACAATTTACCGATATGCGTAAATGGGTTGCCAAGAACTCAGATCAAGATATGAATGAAATGTTTCGTCGTATCTATGATATGATGTCAAGTAAAGTTACATTACAATCACAAGCAGGATTTATAGTTACATTGGCTGATTATATGTACAAGTCCGGTTTGGTTGCTGACCAAGAAATTAATATGGTTGCCTTTCTAACAGAAGTAATGATTGAATGTGAGTATGCATAATGGTCGGAAAACTTGAATGTTTTAACTGTGGTACCAAAACTTCAAAAAAGAAATCTTATACGGTTGAAATGAATACCGAAGATGGTAAAACTAAACTTACTCTTTGTGATAAGTGTGGTTCTCACTTTAACGTTATGGTAAAAGAATATGAGGAGCTGATTGATGAAAGATCTAACACCATTTGATTTTATGAACGCTGCGTCCTTTTCTAAGGAAGATCTTATTCGCAATAGCGATATACCTGAACACACTGAAAAGATGTATACGCCTTATGTAGTGAACCGTGGCTTTACTAATTTTGAGGACACCATCTTACATGCAAACGAAATGAATATGCGTCATGGTTTATTTGATGCAGCTCAGTTTGATTATTATAAACCGGTACTTCGTAAGCGTAAGAGATTCTCTAAATGGCCAAAGGCTGATAAAGATATTAACCTTGATGCAATACAGAAAGTATATGAATGTAACCGAACTGTTGCCAAACAATATCTTAAGGTATTGAACAAAGAACAGCTCGAAACTATCCATGATAAAATTAATGAAGGTGGCTAAAACAGGATTATTATAAATAATCTTATATGGTGTAAACCATTGCCACTAACTATAATAATTAACAGGTGAATATAAATCATGGACACAGATATTTTCAAGGGAGTAGGTGTCGAAGTTGAATTACCCACGCAGGATTCTTTCCTCAAAGTAAAAGAGACTCTGACTCGTATAGGCATTTCAAGCCGTAAAGAAAAGAAGTTATACCAATCATGTCATATCCTACACAAGAAAGGTAGGTATGCTATTCTGCATTTTAAAGAATTGTTTATTTTAGATGGAAAGCACAATACGTTATCAGAAGAAGATATATCACGTCGTAATACGATTGTGAACTTATTAGAAGAATGGGAACTTATTAAAATAGTGGATCCTTCAAAGTCAGCAGATCCGGTCGCTTCTCTAAATCAAATTAAAATCATTTCGTTTAAAGAAAAGAACGATTGGGAACTAACAGTCAAATACAATATCGGAAAGAAATAGTTGACATTTCTCTAAGTTTGTTGTATAATTAAATTATCTCAAGGAAGATGTTCGGCGTATCAAGTGGTACGCCTTCCATTTGTGGGTAGGAAACCACCCTCGGAAGTACTTAGTAATAAGGACAGAAGGCTATGAAGTATATACTATTCGTATTGACCTTTTTTGTAATAGGCTGTAGTTCAGTCGGCAATGTTGTCGATGGAACAACTGGTATTATCAGCGGTGTAATCAAAGACGTATCTGATGTAACAACATATACTCTTGATGCAGCTAGCGGTGCAGTTAAAGCAGCAACTGAGACAGAAGAAAAGGAATAACTTTTTAGACAAGGATGTCTTTCTTCGTTATAAATAGATTTGTAGGATGCCGATAGGGTCTTACAACTAACCGAGGGATATACCCTCAAATTTAATTAATCTTGCTTAATAGGAGAATAATATGACTGGATTAAATATAAACCAACTTCACCCCTTTGCTCTTGGATTCGATAGAGTCTTTGACAGATTGGCGGAGTTCCCACAGCATCAACAACAATCTCAAGGCTTCCCGCCTTATAATATCAGAACCGACAAAGGCGAAAAGTTCTTTATTGATCTTGCTTTAGCAGGTCTTGATATTGATGATGTTGAAATTGAAGTAAAAGAAGCTAATTTAACTGTTCGTTCCACATGGGATGAAGCAGGAGATTACTTTAACGGCGGCGGCGAATACGTTCACCGTGGTATTTCCTTCAAGAAGTTCACCAGGAGTTTTACTCTTGCGGACGATATTGAAGTAATTGACGCTAACTTCAAAAACGGTCTTTTAACAATTGCACTGGAACGAATAATTCCTGAAAGTAAAAAGGCTCGTAAAATAAAGATTAATACTAAGAAGGAATTCTTAAAAGGTTAATCTATCTTAATCTGGGAGGCGCAATGCCTCCCTCTATAAAATGGAAACTATATAATGAAAACTATCCCTAACGTAACTTTTAAAGTAAGAAGCAGAAACGTAGAAACCGGTGAGTTCGATTGGAGCCATCCTACAACTGACGATTTCTTTAAATTTAAAAGAGTAGTTGTTTTTTCTCTACCCGGTGCATTTACACCAACCTGTTCAAATAATCAAGTACCAGGATTTGACGTACTATACGATCAAATTATTGAGAACAATGTTGATGAGGTTTATTGTATTGCTTGTAACGATACATTTGTAATGAATGCTTGGGCAGAAGATCTAAGAGTAAAGAATGTTAAATTTATTCCAGATGGATCTTGTGAATTTACAGCAGGAATGGATATGTTAGTCGCAAAAGACAATCTTGGTTTTGGTAAAAGATCTTGGAGATATGCTATGGTCGTAGACGATGGTATTGTTGAAAGGATGTTTAGTGAACCTGGTCAAGAAGATGATTGTGCTACAGATCCGTATGGAGAAACCGCTCCTGAAAAAGTACTTGAGTATTTGAAAGGAAAATAATTAAAAACAATCTCCGTGGTAGTAACAGCCGCCGAGCCGTTTATGGAACTCTTCGGAGTTCCTTTTTTATGCTATGGCGCCAGTCGGTAAACCAGTTCCACCGTCAAATCTTCCACCGCCACCACCAAAGACAACAGCATTAGTACTATTCTGTGAAGATACTCGATTATCAGACTTATTCTGTACCATTGTATCTCCACCCTTTGTAATATAATTGTTCGTTACGTTTAAAGCAAATCCACCAGATGCAACTGTTTGTTTCTTATCTCTTTCTTCAACTGATGGAGTTATATTTGGTTTGGCTGCAGCTGCCTTTGCTGCCACTTCATCAATTTGAGTATTTAAATTATTCGCGTTATCAATTGAAGTTTCAACAGATTCTACTTCACCTAATCTCAATTCAAGTAATCTTTCAGATGCTTTTAATTGTCTTTCTCTAGTTACTCTTGTTTCTTTAGCTTCTTCAAGACGTTTATTAATTGATGATAACTTAACTAGTTCTCCGGCGAACATAACATATTCAGTTTTATTTTTTCTTCGTCCTTTCTCTGTTATCTCACTCTTACTTGCGGCTTCGAGAGCTGCAATATTTGCATCGCCGAATATTTCATCAGTAGTCATATTGGCTCGTAAGTTGTCAACAAAATTTTGCATGGTCTTTGTTGTCTGTTCAGTTAACGCTGCTGCCTGTTCAGTTCTTCCGTACATCAATGATAACTTGTTCTGTTTCATTTCATGTTTTAACGCTTTTTCTAATTCGTTTGGAACTTCATCAATGTCATGTTTAAAATCATCATACGCTTCATACGCAACTTGACCAACACTAGTAAAGAATCCTGTTAAGCCACCAAATACAGCTCCTGGCAAAGCTCCGACTCCGCCACCTCCTACAGCACCAACTACAGCACCGGTACCGGCACCACCCAAGGTTCCTAATAAGATATCACTAATTCCTGCTCTGTCGTTATCAAACGATGTTAACATTTTATCTTTGGCTGCT